GTATCTAAAATGTTTGTTCCAATTTTAGGACTAGTTAAAGTTTTGTTTGTTAAAGTTTGTGTTCCTGTAAGAGTTACTTCATTTGCCTCACCTATAGTTGCTTCAAAAACTCCAGTGTTTGTTGCAACACCATCAAGATAAATAAGTTTATATCCTTTATTATCTGTTGCAAAAGTAACAGTTGCTCCTGAACCGGACACTGCTTTTAATTGTACTGTTTGTGCACCTGAAGTACTATTTTTAATAATGTAAAAATTTTCTGTAAGAAGAGGAAAAGTTACAACTCTGCTTCCTGATATTGATCCTGTTAATTCTATGACTCTGTGTTGGGCAGTTCCTGTTAAAGCACCGTCTGCTATTGATAAAGCAGTTGGTGTTCCTGAATCAGTTACAGCTTGAGAATTATATCCACCCGTAAGTTGTTCTACAAGACTTAAATTTGCGTTTGTTTTTGTTCCCCAAGTACCAGCATTTTCGCCGGTTGCCATTAGCTCTAGGCCAAGATCTGTAAAAGTTGATGCCATAATTTTGTACTCCTAATTTAATTTATTTATATTGTTTATTTATTACTAAGTCAAACATTAGTTTGCTACTTTTCTTGTGTAACCGGTGCTATCTTTAGGTGTTTTTCTTGAATATCCTGTGCTAGTTTTAGGTGATAATCTTTTATAATATTTAAGAATTAATCCATCAGTATTAAGACTTGCGGTAGCTGTTAAACCTAAACCATCTAAATTAGCATTAGTTAATTGAGTTGTAGTTACAGATCCAATTGCACTTGTAGATGATACACCTGTTAAACTAACTTCCGTTTCATTTCCAATACTAATACCACCTACAGAAGACGTAGCAGATAAACCTGTTAAACTTGTAACAGGGTTTGATGTAATAGTAACACTACCTACTGTTGTTTCTGCGGATAAACCCGTTAAACCCATGACATCTGCAGGTGTTATACTTCCTACAGAACTTTGAGCTGATAGACCTGTTAAACCTATTGAAACATCATCTGGTTGGACAACTCCTAATGTAGTTGTAGCTGTTAAACCGGTTAATGTAATAACACTTAATTGAGTTGTAGTTGGTGTCCCTACATCTGCGTCAATTGATAAACCAGTTAGACCCATTACATCCGCAACAGGTAATTGATATATTCCACCCCAACCTTCGTTATCAGAACCAAATACTTGATTACCCCAACCAACACTTGGTTGTGAAGTTGTTGCTGTTAATCCTGTAAGAGAAACAGTAATTTGATTTTCTCCCCATGCGTTGTCTCCCCATGCATCTCTACCCCAACCGTCATCGGCTGCTGCATAAGCTAATTCTCCCAACGTAGTTGTGGCTGATAAACCTGTAAGTGTAACAGTTGTTTGGTTATTACCCCAATTATTATCTCCCCATGCATCTCTACCCCAACCGTCATCGGCTGCTGCATAAGCTAATTCTCCTAATGAAGATGTTGCTGATAAACCTGTAAGAGTAAATTCAACACTATCTTGACTTCCCCAACTATTTTGACTCCATTGTAAAAGTCCCCAAGTGTCAGATGATTCTGTATTTGCTTGCCCACCCATTCCTGAGTGATTAGTACAATAATAATAAAGTTGTGGTGCAGAAGCTGCTACAGCTATTTGAGTGTAGGCTCCAGCATTTCCCGGTGTTCCAGAAGTT